AATATCACCGCTACTGTTTTGAATATAAGCCATGAGGCTTCCATTGGTAGAAAATTTCCACATGTCACCATTAGCATCTAGGATAATTTGATTATCGGAATCTAAAGTGATATTTCCTGATTCGCCTGTTGCTAACGTTGTATGGCTCGCATCAGCAACAGTTAGTGTGGCAAAACTATCTGCATCGTATGACCATTTCTGTTGAGTTGAAGTCGAAAGAACCTCCAATTGAGAATCTGGATCGAGTACGCCAATCCCAACATTACCTCCTTGCTGCCATACAAAGACATAGCCAGCATCGCCGGAGTGTCCACCGTCATTGTCATATATTGTAAGGTCATTGCTATCAGGCCGGCGGCCAATTTGCCAGTCGTTGCTTGTGCCCGTTGAAAAATCAACATAAGCTGCTTCGTCGGCAGGCGCAGATAACTTCAAATATGCATTATCGGTGTCGTTAACCACTCTAATCCCACCGTTTGCCCCAGTTAGACTAACTTCTAACTTTTCACTTGGAGTTACTGTTCCGATGCCGACATTGCCATCATGAGTGACCCTCATCCTTTCTGTAAGGCCGTCATCTCCAGCATCATTTGTGGCAAATACCAAATTTGCGTCATGCGCTGTTGAAGTTGTGTTATCTCCGGTTGCTAGAATTGCTGCGCCAATCGAATCAGCGTCATCTTCAGAAGATACATCAAAGGCGATGCCAGCAAAAGCATGCTCTGTGTCAGTATTGTTTCTTAAAGTCAAAAGAAAGTCACTATACTCCTCATCGCTAGCACCGACAGTCGCTGGCCAGAGAGTTGTGTCAGTGTGTTGTAGCGACAAGGGGCCAGTGGCTACGCTAGCATATGAGGTAACTGTCACCGTTGTAGCGTCTGGAGCGGATGTGGTTGTAATAAAAGCAAATTCAGAATGTGATTCATCCCAAATCATTGCAACATCGTTTTCGCCATCTAATCCCATAATAAGGCCGCGATCTCCTGCTGCTGCATCGTTATTCCCAGCAGTATACGCCAAACCAATAAGAGCATCTTCGTGAATAGTGTTGGTGGTGTCAATCGTTGTAGTCGATCCATTAACCGTCAAATTGCCAGTAACCGTGAGATTGTCGTTAACAGTGACCTCTGAAGTGCTATGCCCAATTGAGACTGGCACTCCACTAGTTGCAGTACCAATTGTAATTCCATTGCTGGTATTGCTACAATCAATATTTAGAGTGCTTGTAGAATCTAAAGAGATGTTACTACCATCTACAATTAAGATCCCATCAACATCAGTGGTGGTAGCAGTAACTTGAAGTGTCCCACTGCCTGTGTATGTAGTTATATTATCAACTTTTAAAGTACTCATGTGTTTTTATTCCTCTGTTTTATTTTTTAAATTGCTGCCACGTTTTTGATTATGACTGTTGAATTTGTAGCAATTGAAAGGGTATAGCCAGTATGCACTCGTATACCGTGTGTGTCATCTCCGATCAAAAGCACGTTGTAATATTCAGGCACAGAAACGTCTGCATACAGCAAGTGTCGATTACCGTGACCACCAGCAGCGCCAAATCCAGCTACAGTTAGTGATCCGGAAGCATTGCTGCTGCCTACTGTAGTGCTATGTCCAATATGAAGAGATCCTGTCATCTCCCCTGCTTTTGGGTCTGCACCATCATAAGTGCTGCCATATGCGGCTGGAGCATCTCCTGATGATGATACGTAACTGGTAAATATTGGCATTAGTCTACAATCTCCTCTAGCATCATTTTATATTTCTTGCCTGTCTTGTTATTGATCACAGATAAATAGTCTTCTTCCTCTACTATCGTCCAGTCTCCTCGTTCGTTTTTCAAGTGAAGGTCGCATGTATAAACATTTGCCCACCTTTTAGTAGATGAGCCTAGGTTATATGTCGCATTATCAGCACAGTCAGCAGCAGGCAAAATATGGCCGGCTGTGAGTGTAAGGGTGGTTGGGTTATAGGCTAGCGTCGAAGAGCCAGAAATTTGGCCAATTCCGTTGTTATCTGGGCCTCCATTGTTGTTTGTTTGGAACTGAAGTGAGTAAACTGGACCCCTTGCTTGTCCTTGTCCATATTCTGGGTGGATGTAAGCCCATCCGTAATTGCTGTTGTTTGGCATAACTGTTAGATCTCCATTTCTATATAATTAGTTTTAAAAGTTTAACTGATCAATTTAATTATGATTCTTCCAAAAGAAGAGTAATTAAGACACCCTTTCCAGTTCCTGCCGTTTTTTCGAAAGTGAATTGCAATAAATCTCCTCCAGAGAAAGTCAAAGATGGGGTGATCACTTTCTTGTAAGCATCTGCCCCAGCGCCATCAATATTGTTAATAAGCTCTGAGAAAGTTGATGCTGCAAAAGTTGTGGTTGTTGTGGCCGAAGCTAGATTCGCTTGATTTTTATATATCTTGACTGTAATGTCGCCATTGTTGCTAGCATCTGGTGCAGCCAGAGCTTTCATTGTTAAAATAATTGAAGACACTGAACCGTCAAAAGGCATAATAAGCCATGTCATTTGACTTCCCACCCCTTTGGTGGTCAAATCATTCCAGTTTACAAGAATTTCTGATGTCTGACAAGAACCATATCCTTGGTATGCAACTTTAGCTGAAGCTGAAACTGCTGCCCAAACAGCTTTGCTGCCATCCCATTTGAGGTATTCTCCTGACGAAGGAGAGTCTTGTCCTATTTTTGTGACTTGGCCGGCTGCATCGATTGTAATAGCAGCGGTGCCTCCTGCTTCTTTGATAGAGCCGCCATCATTCAATATCACATCACCACTAACTGTTACATTCGAAGAAAACGTTGCTGCGCCGGCTACTGCTACAGTTCCATCAGCAACAATATCTAATTGTCCATCTGTTGAGCTATAAATATATGTACCAGCATCATTGAATTGTAATTTTTTCTGAGCATTCATTCGAGATTGTTCATGAAATACTATACGTTCATCCGCACCAGATATCGATATGAAGGTGGCGGAGCTATTCAAAGAGCTACCGCTACTTCCTGCTTTGGATGTGCGTAATTCCACATTACCGCCGGCGGCACTACCCTTGCCGCGACCAGCTTCCAAATAAAGGGCGCCTCCAGCAATATTATTTGTTGTTCCAGCAACTGGATTGCTCGCTTGTATTGTAAAGTTTTTTCCAGCAACATTGTGATCTGTAGATGCTATGGTGATTGTGGCATTTTGGCCCTCGCCAAATGTTATACTTCCGGCAGATATTGTTGCATCACCTGTCACAACTAAAGTTGACCCATCAAATGTTAGGTTTGCCTCGCCATTGAGAGAGTCTGTGCCTGAAAATGTTGCAATGCGGTTGTCTGCGCCATTGGCCACAGAAGACACGGCGCCACTACCGCCACCGGCAGTCAAATCTGTTTCTGTGATGTCATAACTTCGCCAATAAAGCTTTCCATCAGACTTTGAATACAGATATCCACGACCATCTGTTGGTTGGGCAGGGGTTGCTGTTTCTGTTGTAATCGCAATCCTTCCAGCTACATCGGTATCTGCATCAGCAGTGCCGATCACTAACGTACCTTCAGTGAGTCTGTAAGTTGCCATAGTGGTTTATCTCTAGTCTATGCAATAGTATTCCATGTAAACTGATAGTTTCCCAACAGTAGAAGGGTTGGTTGTGCCGTTACCTGTGCCGGCATTACAGACATATAAGTAAACATCATTACCGCCTACTCTTATTTGGTTGTCTGGTCTTAGCATGAAAATTTTCTTAAGTGTCGGTTCGCCACTTCCCAACTCTATGTCAAATTCTTGATCGTCATTATCAGAGTTTGAGTTATTAAAGGTTGTTACGCCAGCACCGATTAATTCAGTTCCAGTAGAAATGTTAGAGTCAGCAGCAGTCCCACTAGTAGCAGAAAACTGAATATTTACATTGCATGTGCCTAGGTTGGTTAGCTGCTTTACACCAACAACAAGTTTTGTAATTATTGCTTTTGCCGGTATCTTTGGTCCAAATTCTACAATTACACTATTGTCGCCGCTGTGTGCAGCGTTTACATCAACATCCAAAGCAATAACATTTGCTATGTTACCTGTGGCCATACCAGCGGCTGGCAGCGCCACACGTAACTGATCGGTGCCATTCTCATCATATTCAATACTTGCATCACCGCCAGTACCAAATTCAAGTTTGACATCATCGCTGATTCTCAAGCTAGCTCCCGAATACAACACTGTGTCTGTACCATCTTCATCATACTCAATCTGAGCATTTTGATCTGATCCAAAAACAATCATCTGATCATCTTTCATCATTATAGGAGCATCGCAATACAAGCCTTCTGCATCATCAGTTGAGACAAAAGTAAAATACGTATTGGAGCCTTCTTTGATAGTCAGCGCAGCGGCAACATTATCTTTTAAAGTTATGACCCCAGTCCCGGAATTGGCGCCACTGAAATCAAGATTGAGTCCATTTGCTGCATCTGCAATTGAGATGCTGTCACAATCAATGTCTCCAACGTTCGTGATGTTTGCATCATTAAAACTTGTTGCACCAAGGGTATTTGAAGCAGCAGTTGAAGTGACACCGCCAGTAAAAGTTGCTAATTTGTCGCTATCCAACCTTAGCACTTCTGACTGTGAAGCGTTGCCGTCAGTTGTATAAAATAGCATTGCGGCGCCATTTTCAGAAGCGCTCCACCCTGCATCGCAGATTACATCGATTCTAGCTCCAACTGTGATGTTGTTCGAGCCATCCTCAGCCCCAGCAAATTCAATTGAACCTAGGCGATCATCATCAGCCATGGCACTGCCATCGTTGCTTACTAATCTGAATTTCGCTCCTGAAGAGCCGCCACTAGTACTTTGATTTTTCAAAGTCATCATGGTGTTTTCATCGATTACAAGGGTTTCATTGTTAGAGCTATTATCGGAAGTATGTTGAGAAATCCGATACTTCCCGAAAGTAGAGCTATTGGCCCCCAAAGAGATAAGCCTCAATTGGTTTGCGCTGTCATTATAATCAATTGCCCCAAATGAACCAAAGGGTACCGTATTTTCATCATAAACAGACTTAACTACGCAAGAGCTTGCAAGCTCCAAAGTGCCATCTTGATGAAGTCTTGCTGCTTGTGTGGTGTCTGAGCCGGCATTAACCAAGGAAAACTCAAACATTCCATCTTCGCCGCCAGCCGTTGTGTCTTTGCAAATAACTTCCATTCTGCCGTATTGGTGTTGGGCGCCGCCGGCATCGTCAGCATAAAAATTAATAAACCCAGCAACATCATTATCATTGGCGCTATTATCAACAAGCGCAAGGTGTATGCCCGGACCAGAAGTGAAATTCCCCTCGTTTATCAAACTTAATATTGGCTCACCTACGGTTTCGGTTGTCTGTTTTATTGATAAGCCTGCATCGGCATCATGGTATAGCTGAATATCACTATCTGCGCCAAATTTAATTGTCGCACCATCTGTTAGCAACGAAAGGTGGCCGGCAGAACTGAGTGACATTTTTGTTGTGGCAGCTTCGGATACACCTGTCATAAAATCTATTTTTGTGGCATTGCTTGTATTAGAGAAGTCACCCTCTGATACTGCTTGGATAGCTGCTGCGACTAAGTTGTTGTCGCCATTGGCAGAAGCTTCATCAGGCGCTGAGAAAGCAATTTTTCCAATGACATCGTTTGCGGCAATATCTTCTTCTCCCGATTGAAGAGTTAGTATTATAGGCTTGTCATCACCGGTGCCTGATCCCTTTAAGGCTAAACCGTTGTCTCCGACAACCATGTACATAGTGTCTGAGGTTTCTTCATCATAATACATCATGGTATCGAAGTCGGCACCAAATGATAGGATTACATCATCAGGAAGATTTACAGTTTCACTGTCTGTGGTTGTGATAAACTTCATATAAGTTTCGCCGCTATCTTTAATAGAAAGAGCATCTGCCATATTAGCCCTAAGTGTGACAACACTCGTACCTGTATTGGCGCCGCTGAAATCAAGGTTAAGCCCGACTGCTGCATCTGCAATTGAGATACTGTCACAATCAATGTCTCCAACGTTCGTGATGTTTGCGTTATTACCGTCTAATCCGCTAGTAAATGTAACGCTATTTTCAAATATTGAAGCGCCAACAATTCTCAATTGATCTGTTCCATCTTCGTCATACTCAATGCTAGCATCGCTACCATTACCAAAAATTAATTTTATGTCATCTCTCATAATAACGTCACGATGAAAAGTAACTTTATTAGCGGTACCGGGATAAGATCCACCTACATTTGCAAAATCCATAAAAGTTACATCAGTGCCACCCACATCGCAATTAAAATACATTGAAGCAGATTCCGATCCATCTGTGACGGCTTCAGTTTGCGATCCTATGTAAGCATAGGTTTCCGTGTCATCGTTGTCATTTTTAGCTCTGAATCGTATTGAGCCTATAATATCATTGGCGGCTGGGCTAGCGGATTCATGAACAAGATCCAGTAATGGACCTTTGCCTCCAGCATGGCTATGCAAAAGAGTAAGGCTTGGCACCCAATCGTCTGGAGCGGCTGGTACTGCAATAGTCAAGCCAGTGTCGGCTGTATGTGTAAGAGTGACATCATTGCCATCTCCAAAATGAATAACAGCAGAGTCTGATTTTAATTTTATATCATTTCCAAAAACTGCATCCTTAACAACAGAAAGCCCACCATCTGTCTGAAGTGATCCATCAGTTGTGGTTGTTGCGTCCGTGGCATCATCAACGAGAACTCTTTTTCCAAATGTGGCATGCCCAGTAGCATCTACATCCAACACTGTTGTTGAAGCAGTAGACCCATCATTACTTTGGCATATGATTTGAAATTTTCCTTGTGTAGAAGAATTGGGGCCTTTTGAAATCAAGCGCATTGTATTGGAATAATAATCTACAATAGAGGCGGACACGGAGCCTCCCAAAGTAGCCCCAGCATGAGATCCTTTGGCCACAAGACAGTCTTCCAATTCTAGAGTCCCATCATGCCACAATTTTGCTTTTTGGGTAGCTGCGTCTGTTCCGTTTGATTTTGTCCAAAGTACCATATTGGAAGTGCCTGTGCCATCTCCTCCACCTGATTTTAAAACCAAGTCACCACCAGCAGTATTATTTGAGCCGGCAGTCGCAGCAGTACCAGCAGAAATTGTTAAAGATTTGCCGGCAGTCCCTGCTGCTGTATTCGCCACACTAAGTGTAGCATTCTGGCCGTTGCCATATGAAATGTCTCCACCGGAAACTGTGAGATCGCCAGCCAAAGTAACATTCCCAGTACTATCGGCAATTGTAATTGAATCAGATCCATCAGCAGCAATAATCACTCCAGCGCCAAGCCCCATGCTAGACGCTAACATCAAGCCTTCATCTTGGAAAGTTGCAATGCTAGCATCGTCAACTTTTATAGTTATCTTTCCATGATCACTTGTTGAACTAGCGGTAGAGGTGCCAATCACAACTTCTTCGCAAGTTTTATTTGAAGTTCCATTAAGCACTTGAATTGTCAAAGCTTCTGTTGCGCTTGTTCCTATTTTGACCGATGCATCTGCATTGTTCTGATCGTCGTATATGGTCATGTCACCAGTAGAAGTGATCGCTCCGCAGCCCAAGGTTCCCATGCCGCTTACATTATCACTATCATCCACAACAACACCGGAGCCTTGAGCAGTTTCACCGCCAGTACCATTTGCTCTGAGGATTACATTGTCGGTGCTTCCTAAGCCGCCAAGCGTTCCACCAGCAGCAGCAATAGAGCCACCAGATGTGAGTTGAACGTTATTGCCGCTTTCGTCTGTAAAATAAAGTTCGTTATCGGATGACTTAATCCAGATTTGTCCTTGTCCAGATACAGAAGATTCCGCACTGGCTTGTTCTTTAATGGTTAATTCGCCACCTACGACGACATCTGGTCCTAAATTTGAGGTTGATGCTTTAAAGTTTCCCATAGTTGTTCTCCGTTATAAATTTAAGCCAGAGCCAGACAATGTAAACATTGAACCGGTTGGTATTTGGGTTAGTTCTGCAAACATTTGATATCCACTAGTGCCACCGGATGTGTTTGATAAATAAACCTCTTTGCATTTCACATCTAAAGTGACTGAGCCGCTGCTACCCGGAATAGATATATAATGATATTTATTCTGATCGTCATCGCCAGAGGCATAAGTTTGCTGACCTGTTATTCCATCAGCGGAAAAGGTGCGGCCCGTTGCAAAATGTAATCTAATTTCATTGGCACCTGTATTTATGACTGTTATTGATTTAGTTACATAAGGGAATGTGTGTCGTATTGTTTTCGCAGTCGCAAAAGCTGTGGTGCTAGCTGACCCTGTTATCCATGGTGTTCCGGATACTTGATAAGACCCTACGTTCCTTAATCCTGTTGTGTAGTTATGTACTGCCATTTTAATAAATCTCCATATTTCTTTATAATTATGCTTTTAAATTAGTTTAGACCAATCCCTATTAGCAATATTCACGATTCCTGATATATCAACGCCGGGATCGTTTTCATCAACACCAGCCAATGGACCTTGGGGTGAAGGCGCATTTGTGGAACCGCCAGACTTTAAAGGCTGTGTCCCTTCAAATAAATCGATTCCGCCGTAAGCATCGGCGCCGATTGCTTCCATTAGAGAACGCTTGGATTCTTTAAGTTTGTTGTTTGGTCGGTTCTCTCTCATTCTATTTCTGAAAGTCTCGTTAACGCTTTTCTGTTGTGGTCTAGGTTTGGCTCTTGTTTCCATCTTCTCGTTAAGATTTGTTCCCAAGCCCTTTGCCACTTCTGATATAATGCCAGAAAGAATGCCTTCACCTAATAGTATCTCATGAATGCATTCTTTAATCATTGGTTTTAATACTTTCTTTAAATCTTTCTTATTCATTTATTCCTCTAATTATGCAAAAGGTGATATTTTTTTATCACTTATATATTTGTATATAGCTTGCACCTCGTCTTGTGATGCGTTTATTACTGAAGCTAACACTTCTATTCCTTCG